CTGATTTTTATCCTCTCTTTGAAGACGGTGGTATTAACCGCTTTTTCCAAGCAAGGCAATTTATTGCTCGCGGATGGGGACCTCAATTTGAGACACTTGTTTACGCAATACCAAAAGATGGTTCATATGAGCGGATGCTAATGCGTGATGGAGATGGAAACATTATTCCCGGTGAATTTGGTATGCCTCAGCTGCGTTTGCGGCGTATGGCACTGGAGGAACTGCTTGGAGGCCCGCCGACACGTGCAGGACAGCGAAAGACACTGGAATTAAAGCGTGAAACAGATCGTGGTCGCGTCAAGTTTAAGCTACGTTTGATTGCCCAGCAATTTGAAGTAAACCTTCAATGGGTGCCCCAGTATATCACAACAACTGACGCTCAACCCGAAGAAGAAACCAGCTTTGCTGTTGGCCAAACTATTGGATACGACGTAAAAGTAAAAGCCTCAAACCCCCTGCTAGATGGGTACATTCCTGATACGTATGACCAACAAAGAATTATTGCTGTTATTCAATTCCGCATTGTTAGCATAAACAACAAAAAACTAACGCCGGAAGAACGTGGTTGGCGTGTTTTTGAACAGTGGTCAACCTTTGCCGAAATCAGCCAGTACGGCAACATTGTTACCCACAGCTGCGACAGTGGACCTGAGCATGAAATTGTTTATGTCAATCAAATTGGCGGCGAAAAACCTGTTGACGCGCCTTCAACACTTGGCAATTATGCAAATATCTCAAGCGCAATGCTTGCGCTTAAGTCCAGCCGCAACACCAACAGCATTGATCAATTAAGGGTATGGATTAAATCTGGCATCAACAACAGCAACAGCTTTCCGCGTTTGGTGGAGTACCTGCTGACTCGGATTAGTGGCATTCCATCTGAAATGATTGATAGTCAGTCGTTTACGGAAGCAGACTCTTACTGCAACTCTCGTGGTTTGTTCTATGACGGTGCCATCACAGAACGCACTAATTTCCGCTCTTTTGTTACCAATACCGCGCCGTTTTTCCTGCTAAATCTGGCAATGCGTAATGGCAAATTGGCGCTTCTGCCTGCATTGCCACCGCCCAATCCTGCCGCCATGTTTACGGCTGGCAACATCATCGAAGGTTCGTTTTCATTGGATTATCTGGAAGTTAGTGAACGTCGCGCTATTCGCGCTCAGATGATTTACCGCGAAAACCTGCTCAATCAATTCCCACGCCAGCGTACATTGTTACTTGGAGCATCAGGCGACAAGATTGAGACGTTTGATATGTCATCCTTTTGCACATCGCAATCACACGCTGAAAAGGTCGGCAACTACTTCATTGCACTGCGTAAATATGTGACGCACGCTGTCAAATTTAAAACAACACTAGACAACGCCCACATTGGACCCGGCTCCGTCATTTCCGTTGCTCTCAATCAAGTATCTGCCTCACGCTTCACCAACGGCTCGATCAGTAGCGGTGGCACAATCACCAGCGCTCAAAACCTGCCAGATGGTTCATACCCAATTGTGTACTTTATTTCCGGCAACCCTGCAACACTGACCGATACGCTTTATGTGTCGCAAGGCCGGACTACGCAATCATCACTTTATAACTCAATTTTTTCTGTCACTCAGCAAAATGTGATTACGTCAACTTACCTAGTGGAACAAGTCGACTTAGACGAAGATGGGTTAGTCTCGGTGACGGCTTCAGAATACCCATATAACGCCCTTGCCTCTGCTGCTGGAGTGTAGCCATGCCTTTTCCAAGCATTATCCCATCCGCCCGTGCTTTTGCCCCTGGTGATTGGCCCGTTAAACAGTACAAGGCATTGAGCGGCGCTGAAGTTCGCATTCGCTACGGCAACCTTCGCACTGAAGCCACACTGGATTTGACGTTTGAAAACATCACCGACACATCAGCCTCTGGGTTTTTGACGCATTACAACGAAACGCAAGGCACCTTTACGACCTTCAGCCTTCCAGCTCAGGTTTTTCAAGGCTGGGGCGCAAGCTCATCTTTACTCAATAACCCAAGTGGAACAGCGTGGCGTTACGCCGAAGCCCCGCAAATTACTAGCGTGTATCCGGGCCGTAGCACTGCCAGCGTAAAATTGATCGCAGTTCTGTGATTGCTACCATAAGGGTACGGAATTAAAGGATCATGGGCTTTTATACCGGGCGTTCCGGCTCACTGGTTTACAACAGTAAGCCCGTCGCCAAAATCCGTGACTGGTCTCTTGACACCACGGTTGAACTGCTGAGCACCAACACGATTGATAGCGTTACCAGTACGTTTACGCCTGGCGTTAAGGGCGCAAGCGGTAGTGCGACGTTGGTTTATTACAGGTTGGAAAGCGGGGAGTCTGCCGCTTACACGCAATTCACCGACCTAATTAACAAGCTGCACAAAACTGGCGCTATCACAGAAAGCGATCGTGTTTTACTAAAACTGAATGTTGGCGGTAACGCCAGTGATGACATCCAGTTTTACGCTTACATCACATCAGTGCAAATCAGTGTTGCAACTGGCGAGCTTTCAGTGGTGCCAATTCAGTTCACCGTCGATGGCGATTTCTTGAGCGGTGGCACTGTCGCATGACGGTTTACCTCGGCTATACGGGTCACGTTCGACTTCGGCGCAGCTCCGAGTCATCTGTTCCTTTTGGCAACTTGTCGTTGTCCATTGGCCCCGAAGATATCAATACCAGCTTGAACCGCGCTGGTTTTGATAGCTCTGCCGATAATTTGATTACGGGTGACCGAATTGAGCTATATACCGACGACACTCGCGGGCTAGATTTTTTTCCTCTCGCAACGTGGCCTACAGCCACAGCAACTGAAAATAGCATCAGCGCCTACGTCAACGTTAATGCTGCTGGCGGCTTGCGCTTTTTTCCTACATTTGCAGATGCCGTAAACAACAACCGCTCGGCTGAATATCCACTTGAGGCATTTACTGGCGACCCAATTGATATCACTTACTTGGTGCGTGATATTGATTACAACGTTCTCGGCAACGTCAAAAGTTTTGAGCTGAATACTGAGCGCGAAGATATTGATACCACCACGCTGAACGATCAATTCCGCCAGCGGTATAGCGCAGGGTTAATTAGCGGTAACGGTCAAATCTCGACATATTTTGATTTTAATACCACCGGCATCAAAGAAGCGCCTGTTTTGCTGTTGCAAGTGCTGCAGCGGTTAGATATTGGTTCGCGCGTGGACCTGGCGCTGTACCTATCTGAATCCGAAGACGACCCTAGCCAAAACGTCTACTACGACGTAGAGGCGATGGTTGTCCGAGCGGGCGTCACCGTTGATGCTGATAGCGTGATTGAAGCCACGATTGACTTTGTAACCACTGGTGAAGTCAAGCTGCTGATTGGCAAGCCCAGTGGCTACATCCTGAAGGAAGACGACTACCGCATCAGGCAAGAGCAGTCGCTTGACTTCCTACTGACTGAGGTTGAGGACTAACACAGCTAAACTTTACTAAGACTGGAGGCAACACCTTGGCTGATCAGCGGATAACCCAGCTCACTGAGCTGACTGAAGCCGCTGTAGCGGCAAACGATGTCCTACCCATTTCGGACATCAGCGCCAGCCAAACCAAAAAGGTCACGGTTAAAAGCCTTGCCGAAGCCGGCTACACCCTTTCCGATAACGGCTCGATTGATCTGTCCAAGCTGGATCAGACCAGCGCAACCAAGCTTGATACCGCTGCGCTGGCTGACGATGCGGTAACAGCAGCCAAGCTCGCAAATGACAGCAGCATTGCAGTTGATACCACTGTCCCGACGACCGATAACTTTGAGGGCCGCGGCTACTACAACAGCAGCACTGGCGTCCTTCAGGTTTACAGCGCAGGCTCTTACGAAAATATCAGCGCCAGTGTTGGCACAGGTGCTGTTGATACAGCGCAGCTTGCTGATGGCGCTGTTACGACCGACAAAGTTGATGCTGCTGGTCTTGGCACAACTGCCCTTGCTGATGACGCAGTAACAACAGCAAAAATTGCTGATGACGCGGTAACCGCAGATCAGCTGGCTACTGGCTCAGTTACCGCTGACGCCATTGCCACAGGCGCGGTTGACACGGCAGAACTGGCTGATGGTGCCGTTACCTACGCCAAGATCCAAGACACCAGCGGCACTGATGTACTGCTGGGACGCAGCACTGCTGGCGGTGGCACGGTTGAAGAAATTAGCTGCACCGCTGCAGGTCGTGATCTTCTCGACGATGCAGATCCCAGTGAACAACGCTCCACGCTAGGCCTTGGCACACTTGCAACCGCAAACGGCACCTGGACTAACGGCTCCACATTTAGCGGCATTAGCAGTGGCACCAACACGGGAGATCAGACGATTCAGCTCACTGGTGATGTAACCGGCATTGGCACGGGGACGTTTGCTGCCACCATCGCCAATGACGCAGTAACGAGCGCCAAAATCCTTGCGGACGCTGTAACCACCGCCAAGATTGCCGACAGCAACGTTACCGCCGCCAAGCTTGCCGATAATTCCACGGCACAAACCGGAAGTGGCGCGCCATCGGGCAGTGGCGACTTCACCGGTCAAGAATATATCGACACTGACTCGGACATTATCTATTACTGGGATGGCGCAGCGTGGGAAAACAAAGCTGTCTCAACCCCTGTAGCAACGGCATCTGTTAGCGGCACGATCAAGGTCGGCACTGGCCTGCAGATGAATGAAAGCGATCAACTTGATCACTTAAACGTTGTTACAACTGGCACGTTTACCAAGGTTACGGTTGACGCTCAAGGTCACGTCACTCTTGGTGATGTGCTTGTTGATAGTGATGTACCGGACCTGCCTGCAAGCAAAATTACCACTGGCACATTTAGCGCCGATTTGTTTGGCACTAACAGCGTTACCGGCGCCAAGCTGGCCAACTCTTCCACCGTGCAGTTTGGTGGTGCGGGCAGCACTAGCGGAGTTGTTACTTTTCCAACCGCTGACTTC